CCTCCGGTAAGGTTGGCGAGAAGTGAGGCGCTGTACTGGAACATCTGGCCAGCATTTGCCCAGACCAGGATTGAGGTGATCCAGTTGAGGATCCCGTTGAAGTCCCCACCCTGCGGAGCCACACCGCCACTTGATGGTGACGTCATGGTAAGGAGCGCGAAGCCGTCTGCGAGCGATGCGGCGGGTGACGCGGATCCAATGGGAATGGAGTTGGTGGTGCCTCTGGTGCCGGACGCCACCGATGCCCACGGCTGCGGCATGTAGGTCGGTGCAACGAGAGTGTAGCTCATGTGGTGCTCCTAGTAGGAAATGGCTGCGAGCAGCCCGTTGAAGAACTCGCCGCCAGTGTAGGACGGCCCGATGCTGCCGTAACCGAACGGAGCGGACCCGGCCCCGGACTCCTTGAACGCGAAGGTGACACCTAACACGCTTCCGCTGTAGACGATGGCAAGCACTCCAGCGGGCCTGGGCAGCGCTTTCCCGTTGATGATCAGGTTGAGGTTGGTAGAGCTTAGTGATTGGAACGAGAGCACCATCTGCATGTTGCCGATGTCGATCACGTGGCCACTGCCGACGCCGAATAACATTTGGAGCATCACGTTGAGTGATTGTGCCGAGCAGATAGAGATGTTGGCTAGCGCCTTCACGAGAATGAGGGCGCGAAGAGAGGAGTCAGCCAACCGCGAGTAGGAGCTGGTGGACACCGTGCCACCGTTGTAGAGCGGGCTTGCGCCGCCGGGGCCGAATGGGCTCACCGGCGGCACGGTCATCATGGTGAGGTTGGCCTCCTTGAAGTAGAGGTAGCTGTTTGTGGCCGTGGTCAGGATCACGCGCGACACGCCTACAATCCTGGCCCACATGTCCAGCCCGTACCCCTGCGCGGAGTTCACATTCCACACTAGATTGTACCAGTTGAACAAGTTTGCCTTCATGTCGATGGCTGAGTTCATCAGGTTCGCCATGGCAAGCAGAATTGGTGAATTGGCGCATTGGGCTAGGATCGTCTCACTCACGTTGAGGGTCCACGGGGCAATCAACATGGTGCCAGCGGCAACTGTGCATGTCTGACTCACCATATAGGTGCCGATGCCGCCCGTGTAGCCAGTCAATTGTGCCGTGATCATTAGGTTCATTGGCACATTCAGTCCGCCCACCATCATCGGTGGCACGATAGGGCCGTTGGCAATGGTGCTCACCGTCAGCGTAGTGCCGATGATGAAGCCGGTGACTTTGATGTATGGGTAGTTGTCATTCACAATCATACAAGCACCAGCGAGACTTGCGCAAAGGTCGGAATCTGGTTGATGTTGACGCTCACGGACTGGTTGGAGGACGTGAAGCTGTTCAATGTGTTCACCAGCACGCTGGTGATGGACGCGCCGGGGATGAGCGCGGCTACGGTCGGGTAGAAGCGTGATGCAAACACGGTAGCACCAATCTGACTCACCGGCTGGAGTCCGTCAAGACCTGTGAAGGCGGTGACGATGCCTGTGGACGACTGGAGCGTGGTAAGCGCAGTGCTAGGTGGGTTGCTCGCGGCGGCGAGCGTGACCTGGATGTAGATCGGCAGCACGGTGGGTATGGTGTACTGCACGTTGTAGGTGGGCTGTGGGGCCACCGCGTAGGTGGGGTCGGTAACTACTGCATTGGTGGCACTCCACACGGTGGTGTTCGAGATACTGATGGACGGTGTGCCGCTCAAGGTCCACGAGGTGCCGCTGCCGGAAATGATGGTGATCAGCGATCCGGTGGAAGTGATGTAGGGCGCCCCGCCGGTCTGGAGCAAGGTCTGCCCCACCGCGATGGTGCCACTGTAGAGTGTGTTCACGGTGAGCGCGGTGCCACTGACGGTGGCATTGACGATCACACTGGGCGCATAAGAGCAGCCGAGGCTTTTCCTGCTCCAGATCGCCTTGGGTACATCCATGGGTGTGTAGGTGCCCGCCGCTGAGGGGGTTCCCCATGGTGCGCTTACCGGGTAGTTATAGGCGCACACGTAGATGCTGTTAGCCGGGAGCGTGATACCGCCGTAGGTGATAGAATAGTTGTTGGAGTTGTCCACCACATAGACGGAGGACGGCACTGCCGATGGGGTGAGTGCCATGACTGCCGCACGCACGGCAGAGGTTGTGCCACCGGCGTTCACCGCCACCGAGTTCTGCCGTCGGATCTCGAACTGCTGCGAGTTCTCCACCAGCGTGCCAAGTTGTGTTTGCACAGGCCCACTGATGTTAGACCATCCGGGGATGGTCATGTAGATGCTCATGGGGTTCGCGCCGAAGTTGCTGTTGTAGGTCAGAGGACCAGTCTGCATGTTGGTGAGCGTGACGGCGATGGTGCCGGTGGAAGGGATCGTCACCGGGTTGGCAAGTGAGTAAAGGTTGCCGCCGTAGTCCTGCGCCACCGCGACGCCTCCTGGGACCACCACACCTGCATTGCCGCCGAGAGTGGCAGTGACAGTAGTGCCGGTGGCGGGGTAGCGGTTCATGAAATAGATGTTGCCGATAGCATCCTGCATAATGCCCTGCGCGTATTGCGGGTCCACCTGCGAAACTATCGAAAGGAACTCCGAATAGACTGAGGCAATGATCGCCGTCTCGCTAGTGGCAAGCTGACCCTGTGGCGTGGTGAGCGAGCCAGTGTTGATGAGGGTGGGATCGAGGTTGAGCGCACCGCCGAACGCTGTCTGATAGTCCTGGATCACGCCCTGAAGAATCGCGGACTCTGCCACCGTCTGGAAGCCGGTAGCGCCGAAGGTCGGCGCGGGCACGTTCGTGTTGTAGTTGATCGCCATGCCGATCTCCTAGAAGTTGAGTCCGAGGGAAACGCCGGTTGCGTCGAGGATGTTGATACTGCCGCTGACGATCCGACTGTTCACATAGCCGGTGAGCAGCACCTGGGCCTGGACTACCCCAGGCACGGTGAGTGCCGCGTTCTGGAGCATGGGCTTCAGCAAGGTCGGTGCATAGGGCTGTGCGAGCACATTGGTGTTCCACGGGATGCCCACGCTGGTGTCGTAGTAGACCTCGCCCTGGTAAGTCTGGATCAGGCTCGCCACGTCCTGCACGATCTGCTGCTGATTGCTGACGGTGGCGATGTCCATGCTCATGGTCGGGCTGGTTGGCGCGGTCTGCGACTGCGCCATGCCCAGGTCGAGGGTCACGCCCGAAGCGTAGCCGGTCACGGGCGCGTAGTAGCCACCACTCCATGCGAGCGCCACGCCGTTTGGCATCGCACCTGGGTAGTAGCCACTCCACCACAGCCCTGCGCCAGAGGGCGGAGTTTGCCCGAAGGTGATGTTCAGGCCCGCTTGGGAGTAGTCAGTGATGGTGCTCTGAGATGCGACGGTAGCGATGTAGCCGGTAGCGACCGGCCCCGTCTCCTGCTGTGCGCCCCAGACATAGATGCCGGACGTGCCGGTGCCGGCATAGGTGTAGACGGAATTACCGGTAGTGGGGCCGAACTGGTGGTTGCACGTTGCGCCGCACGCGAAGGTGAGCGAGCAGCGATACCATCCGTTGCCCACGCTCATGATACTTGCGATGGGCGCGTTGCCACTGTAGTCGGTGCCCTGGACAGCACCGATGGTGCCGGCGTTCAGATTGAAGTAGGCGGTGGCTGTGACAACGCTTCCTTCGGTCATTATCATCCAGCCATACTCCCCAGCCATCGCGTATACTGATTGCGTAATGATGGTGCCCGCCGTGAACCCGTTCTGCTGGTCAGTCGTGTGAACATTGTTCGAGGTGTTGTCCAGCAGGTGATTAGCATTCATGCCGCCACTGGGGTCCATCACTGTGCCGGGGATGGAGTTGGTGGTATAGTTCAGGCCCCACGGCGCTGTGCCCACGCTCGCGGAATAGGTGGACCAGTTCTTCCGTGCGGTGCTGAAAAGTTGGGTCTGATTCCCAAACCAGGAGATGTTCACGGATGAAGTGGTTGGCAAGAAACTGGTAGCGGCCGCACCGTACTCCATTTGCGCACCGAAGGCATAGAGATAGCCGGAACCGTTGCCGGTATAATTTGAAGTGCCGCCTGAAGCCATAAAGATAAGTGTGTTCGTGTTCGCAGGATTGGTCACGGCGAGGCTGCACCGATACCATCCGTTGCTGACGGCCTGGATCACGCCGGACCCCGAGAGCACTGTGCCGCCAGAAAGATCGAAGACGGAACCGACTGCACCAACCTGTAGTGAGATCTGCGTGCGTGTCCCGGCCTTGGCATAAACCGACAGGCACTCGGGAGTGCCGGCGATGCCCCGCGACGCATTGCATCCGTGATACTGTGGCGAGCCGTCGCTGCTCTCGGTGAATACGTTCGCGTTGTAACCGCCAACCGGATCTGTGATGTTCCACGGAATGGTGATGGTGCAGTTCAGATTAGTCCACACCGCGTTGTTCAACGCGCTGGAGTAGGAGAGCAGGTTCGCGTGCTGCCCGCCCTGCCAGTCGGCTCGGCCCACGTAGCCGATCACGGGCATCACGCCTTGCGTGGTGCCGATAGTGAAGGTCGCTGCGGAGTTGTTGCCGGTGCCGAACTGTGCGTTGGCACATGGTACATTGTAGTTGGTGAAGATGGCGAGGTTGTTGCTTAGTGCATAATCCGTCACGCTGGCGGGTGCGCTGGTGGTGGGGATGTAACTGGTGGGGGTGGTGCCGGGCTCGCACTGGCCAAAGGCGACATCTACGGCATCCCCGGAGGTAAAGACCTGGATGCCCCAATAAGCGGTTGTTCCCAGGTAATTGGCGGATGAAACAGAGAACCGCTGCCAGGAGGCGGTGATGGCCTGGGTCACATAGGCTGACTGGTCCGGCTTCAGTATTCCCACGTTGCCCGTCCCCGTCCTGCGCCGGACCCAGACGGAGGTGCAATATGTGCCGGATGCTGTGGCCATGCCTCTAAACAAGGATGCACCCGCCCCTGTAGAAGTGAGGGTGAAGGCGTTCGTTCCGCCCAAGGGATCGCCAATCCCAGCGGTCACAGTTATCTGATTGTTCGTGTAGCCCGCGTCGTTCTGCGCCTGGGAATACAGCAGGTAGTTCGTCCTCGCCGCCGTATACAGGAGCTGCTGCCCCTGCCAGTCGGTTCGAGTGATGATGGGAGTGGTGGTAAGATTGATCACCGGAACTCCGAGCACCGAGAACGCAAACGCGTAGGTCATGCCGTTCGGCTGGCCGAAGCTCGTGTTGACGGCAGTGCCGTAGTTGTAGGTGGCAAGCTTGAGCGTAGTTGTCATGATTACCCCGTAGGACTGCTGGTGCTTGAGCCGCCCGTCTGGACGCCGCCATGCGTGTGCGCAGTGAGTGTGTGACCATTCGACGAGATCTCGGCGGTGGATACGATTGGCACGGTGACACTAAGTGACCCACTGCCGCCACTGCCGGACATCGTGCCGGTAACCTGCATGGAGGCATCGGCCATGAGAAGACCTTTAACCACCGTCTGGGCATCGCACGTCACGTTGCCGGTGACTTCCAGAGTGCCAGTAACCTTCATGCCGCCGGACGTGAGCACGGCGGTAGCGCCACCAGACACCTGGAGGTTGACCTGAGTGGGGTTGACCACGTTCACCGAGCCGTTGACCACTTGCACATAACTGGTTGGAGTTAGATTCGCACACCAGCCACCGATGTAGAGGCCGTCCGAGAAGTCAAACCGGCGGTAGGAACCAGGGGGTGCCGGTGCCACATTGCCAGCGATGACGTTGGCCTGGAGTGTGCTGATGTCACGGTCTGCGAACACGCAGAAGCCCACATCGCCCACTTGCGGATCCACGATCACGGCACATACACCACCCTGATAGCGGAAGTAGGGGACGTTGAAGATCGTAGTGTGTGGCACGGTGGTGCCGTCATTGGCTTGTTGGGAGATGAGCGGTTGCACGTCTACCGTACCCACCGGGCCAGTGCCACCACCGTATACCGCAACGATCTTGACGACTGTGGCTACGTTGAGTCTAGCCATAGTTTGCTGGATGACAAACTGGAGAGCGTTGTACTCGCTCTCGGAGGTACTCGGCACTTGTGCGCCGTAGACGGGAGGTGCGGTGACATTCGTCATGGCAGCGCCGATACCCACGAGGCTGTGATTTTGGACAGCCACTTACCACCGGGATCCAAGCAGGAAAGGTCGTGCTTCATGCTGTTCACGCGCCACGTGCCTGAGCAGCCGCGAATGACCGACTGCACGTTCACCAGCCCGTTGAGCTTGATGGCTGGGTTGTAGAGGCACGAGAACTTGATGCCCTTCTTGTCGAAGGTAGGATATTGAATCAGACCGCTGCTCGCGGAGATGAGAGGTGCAGTGCCATTGCGCGCCCCACCACGCGGCGTGATCACCAGCACACCGTCATCCACGGTGTAGTCAATGTTCGCCGCAGCGGCCACGTTCTGCACTTGCTGCATGGCTGTACCGGACAGATATGGATCCTTCAGGGACGCGGTGACGCCCGTGTTCTCGTATTGATAGCCCATCTGGTTAGCCAGTGCCCCCATGATCGAGTCCACACTAGCACCGCCGCGATAACTCCTTGGCGCTATTGGCGCGATGGACGGGTAGTAGCCCGCAGTGGCTTCGACGCTGAAATAGAGCTTGGGTGCGGAGTGGTAGTTGGAATAGGCTACAGTAATATCTCCCTGAAACGCTACCTCCATGCCGTTCGCATCACCAGCCCACAACTGGAGCAGGTTGTGATGAACAGCCATGGGCGATGTCGCTTGTGATGGGATGGTAGTGAGCAGATCCGCATCTGCCTGGTTCATGCCGTATATCTTCAACTTGCAAGTGTTCTTTGACGGCGCGCCGACCTTGTCTATCTCCGCGCTCATGCGCAGCCCACTGACGATCTTGGTGTTGTTCACGCCGTCGAACGTCCCGCTCACCAGGGTCAGGTTGGCCTGGAGAATCTTCTGGGTGAAGGAGTTCGTACTCATGCGGGCCGCTCGTAGATGGAGATGGTGCAAAGCTGGTTGTTGAGTGTCACGTCAAACTGTTGTGAAGGCACGGCCTGAATAGGGATGGAGACAGCGTCTGCGGAACCGGTTTGAAAGTACATCAACTGATAGCGTGTGCCCAGACCAGTCCATACGGGGTCGGTGTACCCTTGCATGTCCACGAAGCATAACTGTCCGGAAAAACCCTGATATGTGTAGTAGTTGAGCGAAGTGCCATTCTCGCACCGCTTGCCGTACCACACGGGACTTCCACCAATGAAGAGGTCGCAGTAGAGCATCAGTGTCCTCCAGGTGGGGTGACGATGCCGGATTTTCCGTTCAGTCCACCAGTGCCGACATTGCCAAGCCCCAGGTTTGAGCCGTACGCGTCCAGCTTGTCGTAGATGGTGGGCGCGGGGGCTGTCACCACCTTGCCGTTCGCGTTCTTGTCGCCCGCGTGTGCCTTGGCTGGCTTGGGAAGCTTGACAGCCGAGTATGTGGTGGTGACTTGATTGATCTGCTTGAGTGTGATCTCCACCTGAACCATGTGCATCCCGTCCTTGGCGGTGCGCGTATAGTCGTACTTCTCCAAGGCGACACTGGAGTAGGTAATGTTGGGCGTTAGCACATTATAGAGGTTGATGGAGCGCACAGACGCGTAAAGTTGCTCCAGCAGCACGGAGATGCGCTGGTCGCCGTGCACGGCGACTTTCACTTTCGGCTGATATGCCTCAATCACCTTGTTGTAGCTGGCAAAACCGCCATTCTCCACCGGAAAGTCGCTGACCTTAGACACATCTCCGAACTTCACGTCCACGCATGTGTCCACGTCGAAGGCTGGTGTGTTGTTGATGGCGTTGTAGATCCCCCACGCCGTGGACGCGAGTGGGGCGGCTGTAAGCTGCACAGGGTTGGTGGAGTTCTGGCTTATGAACGGCAAACTGGAATTGTTTAGTGGCGGCAGGGTGAAGTTCTGACCGGACAGTGAAGCATCTGGAAGCTGCTGGGATCCAGAAGGGAGGGAGAAGTTCAGTGAGGAAGACATTAGCTCAGCCCGGTATCTGCGTGGTCAGACAGGAGCCGACGGTCGGTGGCCTGCATTTCCTTAAACGCATCAGCAGCAGCTTTAGGATCAGTGGATTGTGTGACGATGGTGACCTCTCCGATGTGTGTTTCGCTGTGTATGGCGGAAGACTTGGCATTATTGACCGCAGATGAAATGGATGCTGGGTGCACAGCGGCGATTGCGTGAGCGTTGATGACGCTGGGGTGTATGGCAGGCAGCGGCTTAGACGTCGGTGCTTGTCGACCGAATCCGGATGGTGCTTGATCATGATAGCCACCAGCATAGGCCAGCTGGAATCCAGATGGAGCTGCGTCATGGAAACTCTCAGCGATGCGATCGGCTCCACGTGGATTCTGCTCACCACTGTCACTCTTGGTGGAGAACAGACTGGCAATGCCTTTAACCACCTTGGCCACGAGCTTAAACTTGTCCTCAATCCACCCAAAGAACGCCTGGGCGGGCGCGAGCAGGCCGGAAAATAGTCCGACGAATACCTGCTTGATTATGACCGTTGTGGCCAGCACAGGAAGGAGCATCAGGGCCAGAGAAAGCCTGAAGAACTCCACCACAGATGAAAGCATTTCATGCGCACCATCACGAATCTTGTCCCAGTTGCCTGTAAAGATTCCGACGAGTATTGTGAACGCACCCTCAATATACCCAAACACACTCTGAAACATACCCTTCAGACCGCTGAGGAATGCTAATGCGTATTCCTTCACGAATCGAAACGTGGCATCAGCCACTCTGCGGAAGCCCTCGAAGTGGTGATAGAGGTAGATGACCCCAACGGCCACGGCGATGAAGGCCGCAATGACCAGCGCAACCGGCCAGGTGACAGCCGTCCACATGGCTGATGCTGAGGTCGCCACACCCCAGAACGCAGCCTGCGTGGCGATTGCCCCCGCAAGCTCCGTAGCCCACATGGCAAGGGCTGCGGGAATGGCGATGATGGTCTGGATGTTCATGAAGATCAGCACGGCGGCGATTCCCGCGAGCGCAGCCTTGATCACGCTGGAATGATCGCTTGCCCAGTGCACAACATGGGTGAGTCCTTCTGCCAGCTTCGTCACGTATGGGATCACGTTGTTGATGAGCACTTCGCTCGCACGTTGCATGGTGATCTTGAACGTGTTCATGGCCTCTTCGGCCTTCTCGGCCTGCTCCGCGTGCTCCTTGGTGACGATGCCCGCCTCGCGGGCCTTCTTCATGAACTCGTCGTACTCCTCACCGCTCTTGTGCAGCACGCGGATGGTGGCCTCGTCAAGCTGCATGCGTTTGCCGAGTGTCTGCGCTTCGGCCATCGACAGACCCTGGAACTTCTCGTGGATCTTGTCGTACATCGCTGTGATCTCGACGTGCTTACCTTTGCCAAGCCCGTGGATGCCAGCAGCCTCAAATGCCTTGATGGCACGCTGTGCACGTGGCAGGCCTTTTTCGATAGCGACTAGCGACTCGCCCATACCCTTGAGCGACTGACTGAATCCCTCTGCGCTGCCGCCCGCGATCACGGCTGCATTCTGCCAAAGCGAGATGTCCTCGATGGACATCTTCGTCTCCTCTGACAGGTGGTTCATTGCGGTGCCGGACTTGATGGTGCGCTCGGTGAATGCGATGAACGCACCAGCCGTCGCCATGATGCCGAAGAACTCAATAGCATGTTCCTTCAGCTTATTGAAAAACTCACCGGCTTTTTCGCCGTGCTCCTTTATCTTCTCCGCCGCTTCTTTCGCTTCTTCTGCTGCACGCTTCAAATCCTCGCCCACCTTTTTACAGGCGAGCGAGAAGTTGGCAGAATCAAGGTCGATGCCGACTGTCAGAGTTTCGATGCTGTTCTCAGCCATTGGTGTGCTCAGTCATCTTGCGCTCGTTGTAGTTGTCCACGGTGATGATTTCGTAGAGGTCATAAGCGTCCTCCGCGCCGTAGATAGTCTGAAGCTCGTGCATAGTCGCATGCTTGCGACTGATAATCACTCCGAGGATTGCTGGGACGTTGACATATTCTTCGAGGACAGGATGGTCGCCGCCGAAGCTGAAAAGGCTGAGAGCTTGGCGGCGAGTGAAAAACCGAGGTGGAGATCGAGCAGACGCTTGCGAATTTCAAAGAGCGTGTTGATCTCCTCGATGTCCTCCTCCACCAACCCGCGCGGCATCGGGTGCTTGGGATCGGGGATGACCTGAACGCAGGCCAGCATCTCGTCCATCAGTGGCAGCAAGGCGTCCGGCATAATACCGCCGAATGCCTTCATGCCCAAAGCAGCCACACCTGACAGTCCCGCGCTGGCGAAGTCTTCGGGAAGATCTGCAGACTTCATGATAGCCAGCAAAGCGCGAGCAGCCCACTTCTCAGCAGCCCATGCGGACATCTCAGTGAGCAAGTAGATCTTACCGAAGTCACGGTTTTCTTTCTGGCCGATTAACGCTTTGGTGACAGTGAACTGATCGGTGCGGCGGGTCATGCTACATCACTCCCTTCTGCACTTGCTGCCAAGTGATCTCCATCTCCTGCGGCTGGAGGAGCTTCTTGGCATCAGGCATGTTCTTGTACTGGGTGAGCCACCCCTGCGTGAGTGTATAGATCGCACCGTTGCCAGGCATGGTGATCGTACCACTGGCCGGGTAGGCGTCGAGGCCGGTGTCCATCGCAGCCAGCCACTGGTCGAAGTAGGTCAGCGAGGGCGAGTCGGGCGACAGCTTGATCTTCTGCACGATCTGGTGCTTGACGTAGCCGCCGGACAGAGTGCCGTCCACGCCCATCACCACTTCGACCGGCTTCTGCGGATCGGCGGTGAACATGTCGTCAGCGGCGAATCCCTGCACCTGGAACGGCGTATTGAACACGCCAGGGATCGTGAGGATGAAGGTCGCGTTGTTGCTGGTGAGTGTCTTGCCCATGATCAGCTCCTTACTGGATGTCGATGGAAGCGAGGGTGAGGGAGTTCACGCTGCCGCCGTCCATATACCAGAGCGAGCAGGTGGGTGTGGTACGATTGGCACGTTGCGTGGGCGTGGCCGGGAGCACCTGAAGGTAGTAGCCGGTGGTTGCCAGGATCGGATCGATGGTGAGGCCCGCAGCGGTGTCCACCTGGGATGCCTGGGTGGCGGTAAGTGCCACGCCACGATTGATAACGCCGTTGGTGACCGCCTGTTGGAGCGTGGTCTGGCATCCGGCCTTGATGATCGCGTAGCCCGCGTTGTTGTACGGGATCGAGTTGAAGCTGGTGAACATCGTGATCAGCGCAAGCTGGAGAGCGGAGTTCAGCCAGATGGCCGAGACGTAGGAGTCCAGCCACAGGAACGGCCCACTGATCGCGCCGTTGTAGAAGAAGTTGAAGGTGGTGGCTGCGGTGGCGAAGTTGCCGTAGAAGTTCGTGCCGTTGGCGATGGCGTTGGCGAAACTGGTCGGATCGGAGATGGACGCGGTGATGTTGTTGCCGCTCTTGAAGGCAATGGCTGCGCGACCCGCCGTGGCGTTCCAGTTGATGCTGGCGACGTAGCCGAGCACGAAGGCAGCAGCATTGGGATCACTGTAGATTGCGCACGTCCCGTAGTAGGAATTGGTCGCGCACACGCGGGAGATGCAGGTAGTGCTGGCATTGGTGCTGGTGATGGTGGAGTCGGAGTCATAGGGTGCATAGACGAACTGCCCGCCGGTGCCGGAAGTCCACGATGCGAACAGAGCCTTGTCGGACGCACTGGACTCGAAGCATGAGGTGAATGCGGCCCAGTTTGTGGTGTAGAGGATCAGACTCGCCATGAAGGTGCCGGGAACGCTGACTGCCGAACCGGCGCTGATGGTTGCCTGCGAGGAGGAGAGGCCCAGCGTGGCGGCATTGACACCAGTGCAAGCAGTGATGCTGGTGGCTGCGCAGGTGGTGATGGTGGCGTTGGCTGCAGCCTGGATGACGAAGCCGCCCGCGAGTCCGCTCCATGCCACGGTAGCGCCCAGCGCCGCGCCCGTGAAGGCAGAGGAGAACGCCGTCTGGATGAGCGAGGCCGCATTGGCGAGCGAGGAAGCGCCAGAGAGGTTCAGCGCGTTCGACGTGCAGAGCAGGCCGTTGACGGTGCACGCCAGGGCGCCGCTGACGATCGTCTGAACAGCAGCCAGCGTGACCAGAGAACCGCGCACCCAGGCGGCAGCACCAAGGTAGGTGCTGCCTACGCTGCCACCAGCCGTGACGTAGCGAGACATCAGCAGGGCGGTCGGGTCCAGGGTGCTGGCGGAGAAGCCGTTGAAGTAGACCGCCGCCATCTGCGATTCGAGGCAGTTTGCGGTGTAGGACATCGCGGTGGCCTGGGTCCAGCCCGCGCCGGACAGGGTCACGGTGCAAGGGGCGACACCGGAGTTGGTCACTGCGGTAATCCACGTGCCGGGGGTGGAAAGCGTGGCGAGTGAGCCCTGGATGTACTGGCCGACCTGGAGCGGCCCGCCACTGGAGATGGCGGTGACGGACATCGAAGTGCCCGC